GGTCAGCATGCGATCCTCACTGACCCTAGCCGGTATCGAATGTTCCGCGGCCCAAACCAGGCATTAGGGAAGACGACCGCGGGCGCTATCGATACGATCTGCAGCGCGATAGGTGACCACCCGTGGTGCCCAGACGCGGTAACGCCTCATCCAATCGAGGCATGGGTGCTCTGTGCATCCTGGTCTCAATCGGTCGCTATCCAGTCGAAGCTCTGGCACTGGCTGCCTAAGGACCTGCTCCACCCGGACACCGACTACAACACGATCCGAGGCTTTCGCGGTCAAGCGCCGAGCTTTCAGGTCCGGCACCTACCGAGCGGTGGTTGGTCAACCATCCGCATCAAGACGACCCAGCAGGGTGGCATCAACCTATCGGGTGCGAGCATTACCCGGGCCTGGTTCGATGAACCGCCCGCATCTGACCGCGTCTACAGCGAGGTCCAAAAACGGGTGATGTCTGCAGGTACGGCGGGCCGCGTCCTCATAACGATGACGCCCGTTAACGCACCGGTCGATTGGCTCCGGGAAGCTGCCGACCATGGGCTAATCGTTGACCACCACCACCGGCTAGAGCCAGCGGAGCTCATCCCGGTAGGCACTGACCGCCCGCTAATGCTTGCAGATGGCACGCTCTGTGATGCGAATTGGGTGCGGGCTGTCATCGCGGAGACCATCCCTCACGAGGTGCCGGTGGTCTGCCATGGAGAGTGGAACTTTGCCGCGACTGATGCGATCTTCACGGCTTACAGGCGAGCGGGTAAGGACCCGCACCTAATCGATACTCCACCATCGCAGGATGTGAAGCTCTACCTTGGCATCGACCACGGTACAGCGCGGGCCTCACAGGTCGCGGTATTGATTGCAGTGGATGACAGCGCAGACCACCCGCGGCTGTGGGTGGTGGATGAGGCTACGAACGAGCAAGCGCAGACCACCGCCGACATGGATGCGGCCTCGATCTTTGACATGCTTGAGCGTAACGGTGTGCGGTGGACCGACCTCGAGGCGGCATTCGGCGATAGGCCGCACCACGGGTCAAACCGCCGCGGCAGCATCGCGAAGAAGTCTAACGAACTGCTAGCCAGCGCTTTAACGAGCCATAAGCGGGCAAGGCAGCACGGGATACACCGGAAGGCACTGCACCCGCGGATCAAGCCAGCAAAACGAGGCGCAGCTAACCAGCCCGGCGCGGTCTCGTATGGCTGCACCTGGCTACACCGTTTGATGATTAGGCCGGGCTGCTTTCATGTCCTGCGCAGGTGCGGCAGCCTTGACCAGAGCCTGCAGCGCTATCGGATGGTGCCAAATTCGGAATGGTCGCACATGATAGACGCGCTGCGGTATGGTTTACGCGACCTCATCTATGGCTCAAAGCGCCGCCTACCGGGCCGTCCGGTTATGGTAGGCTGAACCGAGGACCGGGTATGGACGCTAACCAGCTGACGATCGAAGGACTGGCAGACATGCCACCGCAGCCCACCGACCCGGAAGACCAGGCGAGGTGGGTTTATCAGCAGAAGGTGTGGCGCATTCTTTACGGCTTCTGGGCTCGCGATCTGCAGCGTCACATCCAGCTTCAGGTTGGCTCGATTAGGCGCGAGGCGTGGAAGTGTCCAGACCTGTCGGCCAACTTCTACCGGTCAGCATGGGACGCGCTTGCGCGGACATACGATAGCCCGCCGGTCGTATCGAATGAGACAAACAACGGGCTAGCGCAGGTGGTGACGGATGCGGGCCTATGGCCGATGATGCAGACCGTTCAGCGGGATACGTTCGGGCTCCGGGAGATGTTAGTCCGCATCGATTGGGCCGATACCTTTGGCGGCGTTCAGCTGGTCTACCGTCCGGTATGGCCTCAATACGTGACCGCACTGGCTGACCCAGACCGACCCGACGTACCGGTCAAGCTCTGCGAAGCGCGGAAGCGGACCATTGGCGGCAAGGTCTGCTGGACGTGGGATATCTTCGACATCCGGCCCGGAATGGAGAGCTGGTGTATCCATGGCGCAAGGGGCGAGGATTACACCGAGGCGGTTCTAGGCGTTCCAGCTTCCGAGCTTTACGGGGATTCCTACCCGTTCAGGTTCGACACCGGAGAAGCCTTTATCCCCTATGCGATGTACCACGCGACCAAGGGCGGGCACGGGCTGTGGGATCCCTACTCGACCCTCGAAATGGTCGAGGGGACCCTAAACGTAGGGGTCCTGTATTCCTACCTTCTGCACATTATCCGAAACACCGCCTACAAACAGAAGTACACCGTTGACCTTATCCTGGGTGGTGCTGCCTACGACGACAGGGACAATGACGGGGAGGGGTTGACCCAGATCACCACCGACCCGGCCCGGGTGTTGATGTTTCAATCACAGGCAGAGGCGGCAGGACAGCCGCAGATTGGCCAATGGGATGAGACGGCAGACCCGCAAAAGCTCATCGAAACCATCAGCCAATACGAGCGCCGCCTGTCCGCCATGGCGGGAATCAACCCGGCGGATCTAATGCGGATGAGCGGGGACCCCCGGAGCGGGTATGCGCTTGCGGTGAGCAGGGACGCACAGCGCGAGATTCAGAAGCGAATCGAACCATGCCAGCGCGCAGGGGACCTCGATCTACTGGCCAAGTCTGCCGCCGTTCTTCGCATCAACGGCGGGCCGGTCTATCCAGAGACGGGCTACACCATCGAGTATCACGGTGTGCCGATGAGCCTGGAGGAGCGCCGCGCGTACCTCGATGAGCTGCAGACCGAGATGGACTTGGGCCTGCTGTCGGTGGTGGATGCGTACCAGCGACGGAACCCCGGGGTATCAGAAGCGGAAGCGCGAGCAGCGCTGACCGAGATTCAAAGCCTGAACAGGCAATACGGCAGGGAGTAACAATGGCAGTCAAGTGCAGCGGATGCGGCGCAGACAATACGGGATGGATTCCCGAAGACCGATTGAGCAAGGCGGTAGCAGATCGCCAGTCTGCGCAAGCAGCGCTCGAAACAGCTACCGCAGAGCTTGAGGCCCTGCGCGCTGCTGCAGAGGTCGCAGAGACGAAACGCGCAGAGGCGGAAGCCACCGCGGCCACCCTGCAGGGTGAGCGCTCGAGCTGGGCCACAGAGCGGCAGCTGATGCTAGCCGGGGTGACGGACCCGGAAGGGCTGCAGATTGCGCAGATCCTATGGGATCGAATGGACGCCGAGCAGCGACCGGAAAGCATCAGCCAGTGGATACACAGCGAGGCAGCGCCGCGGGCTGTCCGCGCCTACATTCCACAGGCAGAAGCGGCACCGGTCGCAGAGGCCGCACCGGTCGCAGAGGCGGCACCGGTCGCAGAGGCGGCACCGCGGGCGGCACTTCCAAACGGGAACGCGGGTATTTTGCCCCAGAGCCCGCAGCGCGCGACGTGGGATGAGGCGGCTATCCGACAGGCGGGGAGCTCGCCTAATGAATGGAGCCAGCATCGCGAGGCCGCGTTGGCCGATTGGCGTCGAACCCGGGGCAGCGGTTGACAGCGCGCCCTAAACGCGCCACCATTAGGGAAACGTCTGGCAGGGTGGCACCCGTAACAGCTTGAAGCCAGACCACAGCTTGGCCAGGGTCGCACCCGTAACAGCGTTAGGCCGTCCAAACCATCAACAATGGAGGGCCAACCCATGGCCACACTCTACGCAGACCTGGCGGATACCCGCCTGGCAGAGATTCTCGCTGCTGAGCTTATGTTCAGCCGTGCCGACCGAATGGCCATTATCAACCACCCCGCGCTGCGGTATGTGGGCGATCTGACGGCTAGCGGATCTGCAACCGTCAAGCAGTCGGACCTCACCTTCATGGGTGCAGACCTGCTCGCAGCTGTCGCCGATGGTGCCACCGTCGCCGAGACCGTGCTCACCGATGCGTCCTACAATGTGACCATCGCCCGCCGTGCGAAGCGCTACATTCCTTCGGACCTGGCGCGCGTCACTGACAGCTATGGCCACCTCGACCCCACGATGTTCGCGCAGGATGCGACCCTTTCCGCCGGTCTGACCTTGACCTCCCTGGTTGCCGGTCTGATGGGTGGATTCTCCAACGTGTTCGGTACGTCCGGCTCAAACCTGACTATCCAGGAATTCGAGGATGCGGTCACGCAGCTGGAGATCTCGAACGTCGAAGGCCCCT